GGTTAGGCTCGACGCTTGAAAGCCCGCGCGGCGCGCAGCATCGATTTGGTCTAACTTCAGAGAAATCAGGTCCTTAGGAGTTAAAGCGCGAACTGGTTGCACACCGGTCTCAGGATCAGGTTTTCCGTCGGGAAGGCCATTGGCAATTATTTCGCTAAAAACTTCAAAACTCGACAACATATTGGAAAGTAGATTTGACTGCGATTTGGTTTTTTGTTCAGCTATGTAACTGTTTTCGTAGGACGCCATCTTGCTATTGGCCCAGATGCTCAAACCAGCGCGAAGCTTTCGAGCTACGCCAGGACTGCTATCATCAAAAGTGGCGGCGAAACCGTGGGTTACAGCGTCTATATCATCTATAATGGTTGCGGGGTTTGTCCCGTTCATTGTGGCATTAGTGATAATCTCGTTGATGCGTTTGCGCGCTTCAAATTCAACCTCGTTCTGTGTGATATCCAGCGCAGCCTTACGCGCGGCGCGGTCGAACACTGTGCCAAAACCGCCAGGCAGCTCAAGCTCTTCGCCACTTTGGAAGGCATCTTGGAGTTGCTCCGCCGTTGGGGCGTTGCGCGCGCCATATTGTGCGCCCTCGATTTCGGCTTCCATACGGGCCTGCTCATTAAAGAACTGTGACATGCGGTCCATAGAATTGGAAAGCAGACCCATTCCACGCTGGATAGCTTGAGCCGGCGCCGCCACCTCTTGTGGAGCGTATAGCTGCATGTTTGCGCGTTTCGCTCTGACACTACGCTCTGCCATTACGGTGTAGCCCCATCGGTAGGTGCGCCGCCGATTTGCCCAAGTGAACTAAGGCCAGTTGCCGTGCTGGCAACCCCCGCAATCGTACCATACTGAACGGCATATTTTCCGGCAGTCCTGAATTGACTTGCATTTCGTTTACTCGCATCAAGCGCAAGCATTGCGTTTGTTCGAGCCATACCACTGTCACCAATGCCGGTTTTCATGGAGTATGTGTTAATTAAGTCTGCACTTTCACCGCTAGCGTAGGGGTTAAGTCCACCCGCCGCTGTTCTAGCCGTTGATGCCGCCATTGCTCTTTCCATATTTTTTAATATCTCTGCGCCCTGCATTTTGTAATTTACAGCGTCGATACGGCCTTTTATTTCTTCGTTCCGCGCCTTCATTTCGTATTGGACTTGCTCCGCCTGTGAGGAACGTACTTGAGCTACTCCACTGACGACTGAGCCAATAGCCGATATTAGTTTTGCATGTTTGACTGCGAATGCTAGTGCTGCCGCCATGTTACCCCCCCACGCTTACTTTGAAATCAAGCGACAACACTGTCATAAACAGTGGCTGGCTTTGACTGATTGTGATTTGTGCATCTCTGTCGTAACCTCGAAAACCCATTGTCTTTCGTGGGCCTGTGAATGCGGTAACCGCACCACTGCCAGACAAGGCACCTTGCGACAAGTTAATGTCCTTGCCGTTTATTGTGATATTTTGAGTTTGGTAGAGCAGGGGTGTTACCTCTAAAATCCGGCGCTTTTGGCTTTGTTGTGACCCGCTGGCCATTCTCGGCTCAAACGGCTGCGTCTTCACCGTGATATCAAAACCAAGGCCCACCTCGGCGTAGGTGGATGGAACCCCGCCCAGCGTAACATTTCCAGACGACACCGTCGCGTCTGGGTCTACAAGGTCGTCCCTGATTAGCTTTACGGTCTTGCCTTCCAAGTGTGCCAAACCACCGGCGGTCGTGTTGCTAGGGACCGCTTGGTCTGGTGCTAATGGATTGGAATAATATTGAACCGCTGCATCAGTCGTCCGGTCATCGTCAAATGTTTCCAGGTAAAACTTAGTCGCGCCACCAATGGTTCGTTTCACCACTGCATAAATAGTATCCAGGTCCACGGCCACGTCCACAAAATCACCGTCAGTCGTCCATGAAGCTGGCGCCACAATCTGCTGTGGCCGGTTCAGCATGTACGCAGTAATCGATCCAGCAAAGCCAACGCTTGCGGACCTATAGCCCGCCGTGTCGCTGCCGTTCACAACCAAGAGCAAGTCGCCCTCAGTGGTATCCGTGGCCGGTCTGAGAGCCATGCGCTGTGGGTCAACCAACATGTGTGATGATAGGAGCGATATGTTGTTGGCCACGTAGCTTAACTCAACATCTGAAAACAACATTTCTCGCAGCGCTTTACCTTGCCTTTGAATAAATAGCGTTCCGCCTTCCGCCGCTTGTGGCCGAATGCCAAGCTTTGAGCCGCGCCGTGTCGCAGATTTGATTGTGATGTTCGCCGGTGTTATCGGGTCAAGATTGGCTTGCGGCACAAAAAACTCTGCGCCGGTGGTAAAGATTTGCAAGTCTCGACCTGAGCGCATTGCAGTAATCGCATTAACGCTATCAGTGGTCAGCGTCGCGGCAATCGCGTCATCGTCTAAACCCTCGGCGGCTTTAAAATTGAAATACTGGACGACTTTAGAACCCCACAGCGTTGCTGGCTCCGAGGAACTGCCACCAAACCACAGCCGGCCTTCGTGAAATGTAGTGGTCCGAGGCCAACCGCGCGTGTTTGACCAAGCGGCTTCATGCCCTTGCTCAAGTGTCCATTTACCCGCCGCCAGTGCGGTCGTTGAGAAAAAAGGAATTTCTGTAATGGCTTGCACTACAGTACCACTGGTGCGGCTAATAATCCGAGCCCGACCAAAATCTGTGTTGTCACTGACGTATTGATCGATCATGGCGTCCGTGAAAATCGAACTGTTGGCCGTCAGTGTAACTGTCCCGCTCACCGCGCTTGGTGTCAGGGTCGCCGACGGATTACTTTCGGCGATTGTAAACAGTGAAATTGGTACAGTTAGAGACAGAGTGGCAACCGTCCACGTCGAATTGTTTGCCCCACGCACAATTGAAAACGGGGCAAAATCTTCGTTCACAACAATCAGTGTATCCGCGCTCTGCGTGAAATACGTTTTGTCCATATCTATGGCGCTACTGTCGTAGAGCGTGCCGACGGCCCGATCCAGATATGAGTTACCGCTGCCATTGATATTGGTAAGCAAAGTTTGATTGGCATAAAACCGAAGTCGGATCGTGGATGATGCGTTGAAAACTGATGCCACAATCATAAAGTTTTGGGTGGTTGAGAACTCAAATGGCATTAACAAAACGCCGTTATCAGGATTGTCTGCGGTCAAATCAGTTACAAACCGCAAGCCTGGGCGACGGCTAAAACCGCCTTGTGGCTCAAACAGAACATTGTCGGCCAGAGCAACAGACGAATAGTATTGCTGTAAGTCTATGCGACCGCGAAGCAGCGGGTCCAACTCACCTACTGTGAAGCCAGCTTGGTATTGTTTTAGCCGCCCCATTAGCGCAGATCCGTGAGTATGTAATCTGAGATGACAGAGGGGCTTTGGCCAGCGGCGTCAATGTTGACGGCTTGTCTGAAATACCCGCCTCGTTGGCCCTCTCCAGGGCTCCCAAGGGCAATAGAGCGCCAGTATTCGCTCTTGGTCGTTTGGTCAGTGATTACCTCGGCCATATGCCAAGCGAGTTGGTAGGCTAGAAGCTGCACAAAGTAACTTGGCATTACCCCCTCGTTTACAGCCTTCTGGTAATCAATGTGAATTTCTGTAGCGTTTGTCATCAACACCGGCAAGCCAGCGGCGCCTTGCGCTATTTCCCAAATCTTAAATAATCCGGCACCGGATGCGCTTGATGATCGAACCGCGCGTGGAACGCCTAGGAGTGTGTCTGATGGTATGATGTATTGGTAAGTCCACTCATTCGCCGGCGTCGCGGTATCTCGCGCAAGTTGAGTTTTGGCGAGGGTAAAAGACCAAGGATACATTGCAAGCGTCGTGCGTGTTAATTCTGTATACATTGAAGAACATGCGTCAGAAGCCACAGAGCCATCCGTAAAACTGGTAATCGCTTCAGCCCCCAGAAACATCAGAGCCTTATTACAAATCGAAACTTGTGTATCACCAGCCGCCATTGCAGTCTCCTAATAATGTGGCAGGGGACGTTGCCGCCCCCCACCGGTATTTTTAGTCACTGTCTGTCTGAGCGACAGTTGTACCGTCGCTGACGTCCACAACGCCGGAAGCGTTGCTTAGAACAATACAGATACTCATCGTTGGCGTATTGTTGTCGTAAACGAAAATTACGTCTCCGATAGCCAAAAGCTGAGATGCGGAGTTGAAATAACCCGCTGAGTTTACAGCCGCGATTGCGTCCGCCGAAGTATACGACCACATTGCACTGTTGGAACCTTTTTTAGATTGGCCCCCGATTGGGTTAAGACCTGTTAAAGAGTATGCCATTTTTTAAACCTTTCTAAGTTTATTCGGCGCAGACGACATCGACGATGCCTTCGACGTCAATTGCGGCAGCACCCATAGAGAGCATCGAAGTCACCAAGAAAGAAGTTTTCTCAGGGATGTAATTAATCTCTGTTTTAGGAGCGATACCCACCGCGCAACCGAGCGCAGAACGGTGAAAGGCGAAGCAAGTGCGGTCGGAGCTTGATAGCGGCAGACCACCCTCATCACGGTCGCCAACTATATGGAACGTAAAGCCCATCATTTGATTGATGTTGCCTTGAACCAGTGCTTGCAGCGTCTGAAAATCAGAACTGATTGCACGCTCATCACTTAACAATCCGGCCAAGTTGTTGGCATGGACGACGAAATGACGATCTGTCGGTGGCACGTTAGCAGCGTCAAGGCCTTTTTTAGCGGCGATGATTTTACCCACGTTTAGATTTGAGTTGGCAGCAGAACCAGAAGTCACCACGTTTTTGGCAACGGTTGTGCCAGCGGACGCAGCCTCTAGTGCATCGATGAGGATTTGGTCCTCACGACGACCGATAGCATTGCCAACCACTTGGGCCAGTTCTTGACGCTCGTCAAAGTTGACCTTTTGCTGATTGAAAATGTCTGAGTATTCACTGGCAACGTAGTCGCTCAGTGTTACAGAAATTTGTGAAAAGGCAGCGTTAATAGGCACGACGTCAGTTTGTGGGACCCGAATTGACGCTTGGCCTTTGCCAACCTTTGGGAATTTTACGGTGTCACCGACGACACCAGTACGCATGCGCGCAGCACCTCGCAGAACCGCAGCGGACTGATAAGCCTGATGCACTTCTGCTTCGAAGAGTTGCACGAATGCTGGGGATAAATTTGTAGACATAATATACTCCAGCTTGAACCAAAAAAGTTTATCGCCTTTCAGGTTGTCGGAGTTTCTCCGGCCTCTGGCTTCGCGGATGCGTCCGCGCGCGGTGTATTTCTACACGCCAGACCGGCCCAGTTGGGTTGTCAGTCACCACCCCGATAGCACACAAGGTGGGGCTTGTAAATGCACTAGATGCTACATCTGGTATTAGTACAAAAAAATGGGGCCACCGAAGCAGCCCCAAGTTGCAGGGAGCCTTTATTTGTAGCGCTGTTGGAAAAGGTTTTCCACTTCGCGCGTAAACTTTGGATCAGAGCCGTAGCGCGGATCTTTCATTTTACTTTGAACATCTGAGCGGAAATCTTCTTCGCTCATGCCAGCGTCGCTCACAGACGCAATCGGTATTTGAGACAAATCGCCGGTCATGTGGCGGACCTTCTGCATCAGACGTTGGCCAACAGCGCTTCCGCCCCACATATCCAACTCAGCACGTTCAGCTTCAGAAACCACGCCCTTGCGCTGAAGCCCATCAGCCCAGTTGACGTTTGACTTGATAATCTCATCAGCGTTATTGCCGAGCGCCTTATGCTCCGCTTGGTAGTCCATCTTAGCTTGCGCTTCATTATCGCCAGCCATCGAAGAGATTTTACCAGCCAGGTCGTCGAATGCGGCTTGATTAATGCCGTACTGCTTGGCCCACTCAGTATAAGCGCCAATGATTGGGTCGTCTTTCTCATAGCCAGCATCATCCAGCACATTGGTCTCGTATTCATCCGGTGCCTTGTGCTTGCCTTGGGAGAACTGCTTTTGCAATTCCTCGTAGCTCTTCACGATATTTTCTAAATCTGGGCCTTCTTTTTCGTCCCAAAACTTGGCAGGGAACCAATCAGGTTTATCAAAAACCTCTGGTTCTGCGTCCGTTTCCTCAACATCGCTCTCGGCACGATGCTCAATATTTTGACCTTCTTCAATTTCTTGCTCGTCGGCAAGAGCGCTTGCGGCCATCAATCCATCTGGGGCCGATTGCTCGGTTGTCCCAGCGTCGGGTTGGTTTTCACTCTGGCTCATTTGCTCTCCTAATTCGTTGTTCGATTTCACGCACTAAACTGTTTTGACCCTCCCGTGCGTATCCAAATGATGGGTCAGCACCTGGCACCCAAGCGGGTTGCTCAAGCGTAACGTGACGCAGATGCGCCAAGACTTTGACGCCGTCCTCAGAGCCAAAGCAGCGCTGAAACGAAATGTTCAAAGAGCGCGTTATGTCTTGGTCGCGGATGCGGAGCGGCGTAACGGTTGCGTCTACACCGTCCCATCCTGGCGAATTGATTGATCTAATTTTTTCGGCTTGGTTCATTGCGGCGGTACTCCCATCCC